CGGGCCACTCATCGGTTGAACACCAACGATCTCGTTAGTAATCAACTCGGGGAATGTACGGCGAATCATCGGTATAAGAATCTTCGGTAAACGTGCATCACCAGCTGCATATGAATCACTAGTGCCATATGTTCCGCTGCCTTGACCTGCACCCGCGCCGACATCACCGACGCCAAATACACTGCCTCCACCACCGCCCTGGCCTGAACCAGATACGTTGGCTTCCCTCAAACACCATTCTTCTTGATTCTCAAGGAGAATGGCGGTGTTCATCCGCGTATGCGGATTCTCAATAGGCGTAACTTTGTCAGAGGTATAGTCCAAAACAGGACTCCACTTCTCCAACAATTGCTCCGCTCTATTATTATCGATATAATTCGTATTAGGACGTGTTGTAGTTTCGTTCATAATATTAATTTTCCTTTCATTTATAATAATTTTTCCGTTGCATTGGAGAATCAGGTAGTATATACCTCAACATTTTATAATCTCATATTAGCTAATTCTTGAGCATAATGACTAACCGCTGTTTTTGGTTGTTCAACATTCTCTTCAACAACCTTCGCTTCCTTAGTCTTAGACTCTGTCATAGCCTCTTCCTTTAAAATATCAAGAGACTCTTGAGCTTTCTTGTCAAAAATGTTGACTGTATACTCAAAGTTCTCTTCAATAAACGCAAGATCTTTATCTTTAAAAGTCTTTCTCACGAAATTCGTTTTCCTCTCATCCATACCATTGAGCTTTTTCTCTAAATAAAGGTCCTTCTTAATACCTTCAAGCTCCTCAGACACTACATTATGAGATTCAGTAAGCTCGTTAAGTTCTTTCTTTTGATCATCAATAGTTTCTTTACCGTCTTTAACTGCTTCTCTAATAGACTCATTAGCTAATACCATATCAACTGAAAGCATCTTGCGAATTTCGCTTAATAAATCATATGCTCTCTTATTTGTAGTTGCCTCTTCAATTGTTTTAGTAGGAAGTGCTTCTTCTATATATGAGTCAAGATAATCAGAGACGGACTCAACAACAGTATCTTTTAATGAGGTCGCTTCCTCATTAATAGACTGACGATAACGACGAATAACATTCTTCAATTTACGAGCACGATCATGATCAACAGCCTCGACTACTTTATTGAGTTTTTTCGTATGATCTTTATCTATAGCTTCTAAGAGCTCTCCTAACTTCTTAGAGTGTTCTTCATCTTGAGTTGTAAGAGCAGCTTCTGTCGCGATCTTTGAACGCTCATCAGCCTTCTTCTCAACTGCTTCATCAAACACTGTTTCAATTTGCTTAAGACTATCTTCTGTAAGAACGTCTTTACCTACCTCTTTAAGTAAATCAGATATCTTGCTCATGATTAAAATAAATCCTTTTTAATTGCTTTCGCTATTTTTTGTTTAAGTTTGTTTTCAACTACTGATTTTAGCTCTGTAGTTGCAACAGCATAATTCTTATCAATAATATTACTGATAAATGACTTGATCTGTTTATTCCGATCCATCATAATTATTTAAGTAATTTTTACCATTTTTTATATGTTTTTAATGAACTCAATAAACTTATTTCTAAAGTATTCATCGACATCTCTATTTGGTAATTTCTTTAAACTCTCTTCAAACCTATCAAAATACTCTTCAAAGTCTCCACAGCGATTTAAGATCCATTGTTTTGATTCTAATATACCGTTAACAAACGCATCTGAATAAGATGGATCAGCAACACAATCAATAGCGACTAACTTCATTTCAGTAACATGACCAATTTCACTATCAGTTTCTTGGTCAATTTTACCTAATGCTCTTGATGACATACCAACTCTTACACCATCTGTAACTAATTGCTTTACTATGGTACCGCAAGGAGTCTGTAACACTTTACTCTTACCATAAAAAATGTTACCGTCTTGTTTCATCTCGGTAACTATATGACATGCTCGTTCTAAATCGACTTCAGCTGTAGTAGGATGATTCAATTCACCCATTGCTCGATCTGTCCTAATCATTTCTTGATCATATCGAGTAACTTCCTGAACCATATTATCTAAATCATATACACGCTTATTTTTATTAACATCAGAAGCCATCATATAAGGGCCTTTAATATATAATCTTGATTCAGACTTATTATTCTTTTCTTCTACTATATATTCGAACTCTAAAGGGTCCGTTTTCTCTACTAGCAATTTAAAAGCCATAGCGCTATAAAATATTTATTGTTTATATTATCTTTTTCCGTTAAATAATTCTTTTTCCGTTAAAATTAAAAAGTTATAACCATGATCGTCAGCCCACTGTTTTGCCGCTCTCCACTTAGATTGATTAATATCATACGTTACTTGTTCATGTAACAAAGTACTTTGTTTCTTTCTCCCTCTCATAACAGGACGTTGAGTTTGACTATAAGGTTTTATTTCTACTAAATATTTTACCTTTTTATCTCCCTCCTTTAGTATTAAAGTATTATCGACGTAATACTTATGTGTTTGAGAGTCTATAGGACTTATATATGGTACAGCAACACACTCACTCGTCCATTCGAGTACATTTGGATTATAATCACACCACTTAAAAAAATGAAGTTCCCATGAGCTCCTATATTGAGGGTATTGCTTCCCTAAGAATTTTTGACCGTGAGTAGGTCTATATATACCTTTCTTAAAATTACCTTTTTTATGTAAAGCCATTACCCTATAAAAAACATAGGAGGAGCAGCATCACCAAATCCAGCTGATGCACCTTCAAACAATCTTCTTTCTAACTCTTTCTTCTCCTCTAATCCTTCCTGTAAAAGACTTGTATCAAGACCCGTACCACCAAATAATTGAGCATTGCCGAACTTACCTCTTACGCGACCTAATGTAATTTTAGTTAAAGCGGACGCATACTGATATACCCACGGTTCTTTAATAACGTCTTTAATATGTTTTTCAACATAACAAGTTAATACCCCATAAAACTTTTCATTCTTTTTAGGTTCAGGTATCATAAGTAAGTGTTGATTACGTTCATTAAATTTAAAATACCGTTTTGTGGAAAGCATTTTCTCTCGAGTTTCAAGCCATTGCTTTAATATATACCAACTAATCAAATCAAACCCATAATTACCCATTGCGTAACTGAAATAAGTTTGTTGCGCTAAAGTTTGCTCAATTGTAAATAATGTATTTAAACTACTACTTGTTGACTCATCATAACTAAATACCTCCATTACCTTCCTGTTTTGTCTTGTGAGACCATCCCACCTGCCAATAGAAGGGCTAGTGGCCGTGAGCTGACTTATTACAGTAGAATCGTTTACTGTAATATTACGAGTGCCATTTATCTGACCGCCTTGAGTTACCGCTTCTGCTAATACAACACCAATCGATACTGACTGTGTATAGGACCCCGAACCTACTGGCCATTCTTCCTTAGCTAGCCCTGGTACGGAGCTTATTGAAAACATGTCGTTCGCTGTTGTATTAGCACCACCATAAGGTGTAAGTTCAACTTGTATACCGGATCCAGCTGGATAGGCGGTATTAATTGATGATAAACATAAAACAATAGCCTTCTCCACTGACGCGTTTCCGTCATCTAAAGTCATCACAAATGTATAATCAGATGGATCAATAATAGCGTCAGATGAATCAAATGAGAATAAAGGAAGCCATCTTGCTAATTCTGCATTAGCAGGTGCGCCTGGATCGTCTCGAGTAGCATCCGCATCAAATGACGCGGCTGAGGTTGGCGGGGCGTTAGAAAGATTAGAAATTGTTACTTCAACTTCATCAGTATATGTCGCAGTCAATTCCGGGGTCAAAAGAAATAACTTTGAAATATCTAAGCCCTTACCAATTGTATATTTGGTACTATCAACAACTAGATGCTCTAACGTATAACCAGCAAACTTAGTAAACAGCTCTACTGCTAATGTTATATTAGTGAAAATCTGATGACCATGTAACTCAAGATTAACAATAGGATAACCTAATGAGTATGTAATCCTATCAGCTAACCTCGAATAAGTATCAACTGTACTTGCAAGATATGTAGAGTATAGATGACTCCCTGCAGTTAAATAACTATCGTTCCACGTACTTGTCGCCACATAATTATTTATGTTGGCAACGCTGAAGTTTCTCCACCAGCTGTAGGTTCTGGAGTAGGTACCTCAGCGCCTGGAGCACCAGCAGCTGGTGCACCACCGCCCGGGCCAAGCGGCGGCGGTACTTCTTCACCCCCAGGTGGAGGTAAAGGTGCGCCTACCTCACCACCCATAGGCGGAGGTGCTCCACCACCAGAAGCCCAGTCAGGTCCTCCTCCTCTAATTTGATCTAACTCAAACTGTAATGCTGCATCTTTTCTAAGCCACTCTCTATTAGCTTTAATTTGCTCATCTGTCCATCCCAGATATTCTTTCTGACCAAATCCTTGTGATATAGATTCGTTAGCAACAACATTAGTAAAATTATTAAGCTTAAGATCCATTATTTGTTGTCTACGTAATTCAAAATAATTACGAGGCGGTGTAAAAGTTAAATCAAATACATTCTCTCTTAAATCAAAATCCTTCCATAAATGTTTTAATTTAAGATGAGTAATAAATGCATCTTTTAATCCAACAGCAAACTGCGCTTGCAGTCTAACAATAAAATTAGCGAACTTTAATTCTTCTCTCAACACAGTCGCGTCAGCAGCACCATATTGAGAAGTTTCAGTCTCAACTCTATTAGTAGGTACTTTAAGAGCTTTATATAACTTTTTAACAAAATAATTTAAATCGTCTAACTCACCTAAATTCGCTCCACCTGGTAAAGTATTAACCTCTGTACCAGTGCTACCCTCTCTCTTTGGAAACCAATAAGCATCCAACATAGATTGTGGATTAAATGAGTCTACTCTCTTATTCTCATCTAAGCTAAACGTTTTCTTGCTCCAATAGTTTTGCATCAAGCGTCGAATATATCCTTCAGCTTTAGGAGTACTCATATTACCAACATCAACATTAAATACTAAACGCTCTGGAGCTCTAACTAACCGATATATAATAATTGAATCCTCAATTAATGATAACTGTCTATAAGCTCTTCGTGCATTCTCAATAAAAGGAATTCTAAAAGTTTTATTTTCATTCCACGTACCAGAATTAATATATGTAATCTGATTTTTTTCCATTGGAATAAAATCTTTATCTTTCAGAGTAGAAAACTGCTCTTCTGCTTCCTTATGGTGTTTTGCTTTTCGAAGTAAATAAGCCTTAATAAACATATTTTGGTAGTTATCATACACAGGATCAATCGCTTGTGTTGGAACACTTATAACACCTAAAATACCTTCTTTAATATGCTTCTCATGAATGATATTTTCAAAATATAACTCTCCATCTACTAATAATGATCTCACATATTCCCATCCACGTTCTTTAATATCAAACAAATTAATAAACTTAGTAAATTCTTCATTCAACTGGCGCTTAACTAAAGGATCAAAATCGACTACCTCTCTTAAATCTAAAGTAATTATATTACCATGCTCGTCTTCATTAAGAAAATCATCACAAATTTCATCCAATGCATCTGCTACCTCAGCAAATTGGCCCATGACCCGATAGTCACGAAGACGTCTATACTTATCAACATCGAGCGTAGCATACATTAGCTCGTTGTACATCCTATCTGCCAAGAACGAGCCTATAGGATGACTTGACTCTGGTACTTTAGGTGCAAGAATAGAATGCTGCGCCAATAATTCTTTACGTAAAGACCCTGCTTTATAGAAATCTTTGAACTTAGGATTCTCTTCAGTTACGTCATCTATAATTGCCGCCGGTGACCTATAGGGTAAATTATTTTGAATAAACTTCTGTAACCCTCTTCCAAATGTACCTTTTTTTCCGTCGTCCATCTTAATTTATTGTTATTGTTGTATTTATATCGTTTACTAAACTTCCATATCCTGCTGCATTCATGGGTATAACGTCAATACTACCAGTCGCAGTAATCATCGGGAAAGTTACAGACATACTATTATAACTATTTAGTGTATAATTGCTAGTTAAAAGTCCTGATATTGCCGGGGATATTACAGCTCCGTCACATAATGTACTAATAGAAGTAAATCCTGATATCGGCCAATTAGTAAACCCACCGTTGGCACTTGTAAGAAATAATGTATTATCTGTTGAACTCAATAATACTGATTGTACAGAGTCGAAATTATAACCTTCGAATGTTCTAGAGCCAGAGTAACCACAAGTAAGTGTGGTATATGTATTACCACCAGTAAACTCTGGCCTACCAGAAAGCTCTCTATGATCAAAATTACCACTAAACGCAGTAACCTCAGTTAAAGCAGAAGTATAT